AGACCTAATATGTGAAGTATTGTATCGAACATAAGTAAATTTACAACAAATTAATCGAAGAAAGAAGACTATTTCCAAAGTAGAAAACTATAATGAAAAGCATAAATGTGTTTATTCTTCTCCAAAGCCTAAATTCTAGAAGAAAGTATCTCGCTTGAGCCCACTTCTCGCATATAAAGGAGATTGAATATAAGATGCATAGGAGTATAATAATAGGGTTCAAGCATACATAAATATCTTCTAATTTAGTTGCTTAGGGGCATTTTTATTGCTGGATGTGAGTTGTAATTTTCTATTTGGAAATCTGAAGGGTCTAAATGGAATATTAATGATATATCTTCTGAAAGCGATCTATAAAAGTCGTCTGTCTTCATATGAACTAATTTAGGTAATTCATATGGTTCTCTGGTTAATTGCTCTTTAATACCTTCGGTTTGGTTTTTATAAATGTGACAATCTCCCATATTAGCAATTAGTTCATCTGGAACCATATTGACCATCTTACCAAATATCTCTAGTAATAGTGCATAGGAAGCAATATTAAATGGTGTACCCAATGGAACATCTTGACTTCTGGCATTATACATGAGTGAGATTGCTCTTTTAGGAACATTTTGTTGATCTAATTCATAATCTTTCCAATCAACTTTATATTTTGGATTCTTATATGCTGTGTCAAAATACCATTTATTTCTTTCTTCAATTGACATCTCTCTCGTATAAACCTGGAATCCATAATGACATGGTGGAAGAACTGCTGCTTCAATCTCACCCGGGTTCCACGCTGTTACCATTAATCGTCTTGAGTCGGGGTTCATTTTGAGATCATTAATTAGGTTTTGTATTTGGTCTATCCCATCTAAAGCGATATACCATTCATTATGTTCTTTACTTTCATCTTCAAATCGTGTCCAACTTCTCCATTGCTTGCCATAGATTGGACCAAGTTCACCCCACCTCGCTGCAAACTCGGAATCGGTTTTGATACGTTCTATGAATTCTTCTTTTGAATAAGGTATAACTATAGGCCAGGCATCTTCCATACCCTCAGAAAATATCTCATCATACTCTTTAACATCATCCATATACCTAACACCGTCTGAGTATACAGCCTCAGTATATTTCTTATAACAATCTCCTATCCATATATGACAGTCATTATCCACCAGGTACTTGATGTTTGTATCCCCACGTAAAAACCATAGAAGCTCAGTTACAATTGACTTCCAGTGCATTTTCTTTGTAGTGAGCAGTGGAAATCCTTCACTCATTTTATGTCGTATCTGTCTACCGAATACTGATATAGTTTGTCCATTTCTTGTTTCTTTTCTAGTACCATTCTCTAAAATATCTTTTAAGAGATCTTGATAAGCTATGTCTATTTTGTTCATATGTTATTTTTATATTTCCATTTATAACCACCAGCAGTCTCTTGTTTTCCTTTACAAACCGCTGTCACATTGTATACTTTTAGTTCTTGTTCTACTTTGCTAATACTTTCCCAAACCTTGATAAAAGAACCATCTAATCCGTATTGAATAACTTCTTTTCTTTTTTTAGAAGGCCCCATTCGGATACCAGTTTTTGCCTTAGATAATCTTTCCGAAAATCCTGGAGGTTTCGGCTTTCTCATTTTTTCTTTAGACTCTTCTGAATGTTTCCTACCTTTTGCAGCATCTCGTATCTTATTTATAGACTCTTCTGAATGCTTCCACCCATTATCTAACCTATACTGTTGGTATTCTGAGATTTTTAACTTCCAATTCAACAATCTTATGTCAGCCTCATCTTTCCCGTACTTTTCTAACCAAATAGCGTATCTTCCTTTTTTAGTTAAATCTGTTCCGTTCTCTTCATTATACTTCTTTATCTTATCTATCTGAGCAGTTCTTTTTTCGTCAGCAATGTCTTTACCATATTTTAGAACCCAGTAATTGTAAATACCGCCTTTTGCAATATCATGTCCAATTTTTCTGTCTCCTTCTTTACTTCCATCACTTATATTATAACCAATATCCCTATTTGTACTATTATATTGACTAATCCAAAATACCTCTCTGTCATTTAGATCTTCCTCAGACTGACACTCTTCAAGTATTTCTTTCTTAAAGTTATCTTTGCCATATTTCTTAATTGCCTTTTTAAGCAATTTACCACTTCCTAGGTAATTTTTATTATTATTCCTATCTTGCCCGATATAAATCTTACCATTAAGTAGATTAGTAGTTTTGTAGATTATCATAGTTCTTTTACTATAAATATCTACTATCTAACTTTTTTACTCAATTATTACCTATTTTATCTACTCTATTATAGAATATTTCTATGATTTTCTTATTGAAGTTGTTGTGTCTATAAAATCAAATTTAGATGGATTGGGTATCACTGCCACCTCTTTAACTTCATAAAATAAATTACACCAACCGCTATTTCTTTCTTGTTCAGTAGTATTTTCTTTATATAATCTTTCAGCTTCTGTTTTAGCCATTTCTTTGTTGGCATATATTAGACCTGTCCTGTGTTCATATATAGGACATTCCACGACGCCTATTCCAACTAATTTAACTATCTCGTATACTATCATATTCTATCTTTTTTTTCTACTCCATTATCTAATATGTCTTGGAGTAATGCTTGGTAATCTAAATCTAGTTTATTCATTTCTAAGTTCTTTTTGTGTTTGGATTTTAATGTCTCTCTCCTTTATCGCCTCTTTTTTATCGAATAGTTTCTTTCCTTTGGCAATTGCAATCTTAAGCTTTATCTTACCTTCGAGATCGAATATTTCCAATGGTACTAGCGTCACTCCGCGTTCTGTGAGATTCTTGGCTATATTGAGGATCTCCTTTCGATTCAGCAATAGTTTCTTATCTCTCAGCTCTTCATGAGCCCTAGATGATCCTTTAAGCTGACCTACATGCATACCTTTTATGAACGCCTCACCATCTGAAATATATGCAAAGCTTTCTGATATACTCGCATCATTGTTTCGAATCGACTTGACCTCAGAACCAAAGAGTTGGATACCTGCTGTATACTCCTTGATGATGTGGTACTCATATCTCGCCTTCCTGTTTGTGATCTTCATAACCTAATTTTAGTAATTCAAATTTACCAGAATGGCATATTACGTAACTATTATTTTCTATCCAATCTCCACAATTCAGATAATGCACACCATCTATGAATTTATCCTCTGGCTTATGAATATGACCGCAAACTATACCAACACAATCTCTCTTCTTCGCTTGATATGCTAACTGCGTCTCAAAAGAGACTATGAATTTGACAGCGTCTTTTACATTATCCTTTGCCCACTTGCTAACTGACTTTTTGTAGCCAAATCGTTTCATAAACCTATCTAAAATGATCGCAAATTCATATCCCCAAGTTCCAAGATGCGCAAGCCATTTAATATTCATAACACCGTCGTAGAGATCGCCATGCGTGATATAGTATCCATTCCAAATATACTCATCTCTGATTATGATATTTATGTCAAATTCAAGAGGTACATAGTGTCTTAGAAATTCATCATGATTGCCTGTAATATAGACTACCTTAGTCCCATTCTTGGAAAGTTTAAGTATCTTTCTAATGAGATTTGTGTAGTCTTGCTTCCAATAATGTCTTTTTTTGAGAAGCCAACCGTCTATAAAGTCTCCTACTATGAAAAGAGTATCTGGTTTGTATAATTTGAGTACCTCTAATACCTTATCGGCATTTGATCCTCTACTGCCAAGATGTACATCAGATATAAATAGCGCTTCGATTTTCATTATAGGTTTTATTTATGATTATAAGTATTCATACTGCTTTTATTTAAATAATCAAAATCTCAGTACAATATATTATATGACAAAGCCGATATGACACATAAACCTATCGCAAGAGTTGCTAAATTCAATAGTTTTCTTCTCGAAATCTTCATGACTAATATGTTTTTCCGGTAGTATCAACTCCTATGAACTCATCTAAGGTCTTTAGGTCTGGTTTCATAGAACCTGGCTTGGATCCATAATTCCAAACTCTATCTTTTGAGTCAATTATCTCTGTATTACCTCTTGTAAAGTCGAATATCTCTTTCTTTGTCATGATCGCTACGCTCTTACCAGATTGGTCTCTGATGCGAAACATGTCAATCGTTTTCATGGAATTTCCCGTATGCTCTGTTACTGGAATTCTAGTAGCTGTAAGTATAGATCCTTCTGAGTTTAATAGGTCTATTGTGTCTTTATTTTCCATCTCTGTATTTTAATGTGAATCTCCTACGTCATGCTTTTCTCCGTAAATCAAGTAGTCTGGGTTTATCACCTTAGCGATCTTATTACGTTCTCCTGATAAGTCTTTGATAACTATGCCTTCATGCGGAACTTTTGTACCTGGGATAAAATTATTGAGGACGTATCGATCTTGAATTTCTTGTGACCAAGCGCCTGTGTACAAAACCTCAACATGTGGAAGCTCTAAAAGCGCTTTTGTCGCAGCCAGTGTTGCCTCTGTACTGTAATATCGCCCATTCTCCATGACGTCAAACACAGCAAACTCTATGTCTTTGAGACCATACTCATAGTTCTTCTGTATACCTGCTCCATAGATTTCCCCGTATATCACAAAGCCTGAACCGAAATCGGCGGGAGTTGAGAATCTCTTTGCAAAATTCCAAAGTGTCTCCTTGATCTTATACTTATCAGCTATTGTGTACCATATGTTTGTATCGTAAAACCCTTGGGAATCTGATCCCTTCTCTACGTTGTGAGACCCAACTGCAAACTCGTACTCATACCACTCGTCTGTGATCTTGAGGAATCGTTTGATCTTGTCCCAGAGAGCGATCTTGTTCTTTTTCACTATGCCATAACGAGCGTTTGTACCATGAAGCTTTCTGGTGATCTGAACCAAATCCTCTTCATTAAACATACCCTTGACATTCTTAATATTTGGGAATTTGTAGTAAACCAGAAAGTTTGGGTTCTCATGATATCTGATCTTCTTTCCTGATGCCAGTTGTATCTGCTTCACTGGCGCTTCATATTTAGAGATATTAAGCAAAGTCATAACGTCCTGACCCTCTTTGAATTTTGTCAGCGAAAATACAAGTTTTATGGGGATAATAAGACACTCTGAGTAAACACCACGCAGCTTTACAGTACGAACACGATTGCCGTTTCTAAGATAATTTGTAACATTCATCTTTTCAGCGAGATCTTCTGGTATTACCGCGTCTGTCGTAGTACATATTACAAGTTCGTCTAGCTTATGCGCGCCTTTTTTTACTATGCACGACCATCCGCCTATGAATGCCTGTTCTATATTGTCAGCTCCTGGGATTTCTTTTATCTCTGAGATTTTTGTTACGAATGCTACTGAGTTTTGGTTTTCCATGTCTTAAAAATGTTTAAATATTGAATCTTTATTTAATGTTACACTAGCATATACATCTGGAGCAGCTGTATCTATATTTAGACCCACTTTCGAAATATTTTGAGAATGTATAGTAATCCAATTCTCTATTATAAACTCAAGTTCATCATGAGTGAGTTCAAACTGTGTCTGCGTATTCAATTTTTCTACTATGCTTTGTCTTGCTGTAATCATATTATTATTTTAAGTCCTTGTAAATGTGTATTCCAAAATCCCACATGAGAAAATTCATAGAGATAATCCAAAGATCAGTGTAAACACCCGTCTCTATAAAGTTCCCGTTTCTGGAATGAGTGAAGTATATCGCTGGAGTTAAACAAAGCTGACTAAATCCTCCCCAGGACCAACACTTATGCATATATGGTAGTATTTTGATCTTCATATTATTTTAATTTTTCAAGTTCTCGTGAAATAATTTCTGCCATTAATATTACTCCACCCAATTCTGTAGTTGGAGATACCTTATACAATTCGTCTGATTCTGCTATAAAAGATATTATGCCTCTTTGTAGCTTTACGGCGCGCTTTCTCGCTTCTTCTTTTGAAACGCTAATACATTGTGTAGTCTGTACTTTAGATAGCTCTGAACCAGTCCAATTAATATTATCTTTTAGTAAACTCATGTTTTGATTTTATAGTGAAATTCCTGGGATTTTAAACATGGGATTCTTAAGACGATCTACTTGCTTAGTAGAGAGTCGACCGGTCTTTTCATACCAATTAATCACGCTAAGGTGAAACCCTACTACATTTGGGTATAATTGAACTTCGTATTTACGTTCTATCTCTTCTTGCGTATTTGATTTTTTGAGTTCTAACATGACAGATTCTAATTTTATGATTTGATTTTTTAGTTTTGTGATCTCAAGATCTTTTGGGTCTACTTCAGGTTTTGTATATGGTGCTGAGAATCTGTTTTGAAATATAGAAGTAATAATACCATTATCATTTTTTATCTGATAATATTTAAAATCAGGCGTAAATTCTTCTTTTATAATTTCGTATTCTTTACTTGACGTAAGACCTATCTTATCGCCAGTGTCTATGCATTTTACATATCTTTTTTGTGTCATAATCTTTGATTGTTTTTGTATATTATAAAAGTAATGAAATCTTGTGAAAATGATTAGTCCATCTTTAAAGCGATCATATATTTTCTATTACAAACTCAATGATCTCCATCTCGGTTTGAGTATCTACAAAGTCTCCGTTATCATCATAAACTTCCCAAGATGTGCAACCGCTGTCTGAATTTGCATCTTCCAAGTGTGTGACAGAGTATAATTCTCCATTGAATTCGACTTCATACATAGTCTCTGTCTGAACTTTCTTTAGCGTATTTTCCATATTATAAAAGTACACAAAAAGATTGAAAATAAAAAGAAAAAGCGCAAAGTAATTTTGCGCTTATTTCGTGGAACTATGTCTATGAAGAGATTAGAATCTTTGGCAGTTATAGGTTTTCTTATGGAATCCCCTTGGTTTATGGTATACTCCATATCTTGAGCATGAAGTCATTAGGACCAAGATCAAAAGTAATATAGCTGATTTTTTCATATTTTTAACTTTCTGGTTCTGGCTGAGGAGTTGGCTCTGTATTCACAGCTGGATCTGCCGGCTTAGGTTTGAAAGAGAATTTATCCAAAGAATCAGCTCCCATTCCAATAGCAGTTATGATCATTACTGCATTTACGAGTTCGGGAGATGGTTTAAATTGCTCATGCGTATAGCTATTTAATAGCATTGTAATACAGAGGAATAGAGATCCTAATAGAGCAATCACAGGTTTGATTGAGGTTGATCCGCGCTCATCTTTGAACAAATCTTGAATCCAAATTTTAAAATTCATAGTGATAAGGTTTATTATAAATATCTCCTATGTGAATTCTATCTCATTTGTTTCATTATCCCAAAGGAAATTTATGGGCTTATTCCTATAATTGTAGTCTTCTCCTAAAACTGAAGCATTAAAGTAGTGAGTATCCCCATCAAAGTAATAACCATGTCCTGAATGTATATGACCGCAAACATGTATCTTTGGTTTAATGCTCTTGATCCTCTGCGCAAGCATCTCACATCCAAGATTATCATGCAGTCCAGTAACTTTATCTAAAATTCCATAAGCAGGACCATGTGTGATTAGGATATCTGTATTCTCTGGGATCATCAACCACTTCTCCCACATTTCAGTGGAATTCTTTTTAAGATTAAACGCCCAATTAAAGAACTCAGGCTGCCATGGACTTCCCCATACCTTAAGCATCTGCTGATAACCCTCTCCTATACAAAGAAGATCATCTTGTAGATAGACAATATTCTTGTAAAAGTCTAAGATCTCCTTAACTTTCTCAGCATTATCTTGAAATCCCCAATCATGATTACCTGCGATGAATATCTTGTGATTATATGTGGCTAGCTTATTGTACCATCCACAGAATTCACGAATCTCATGCTCATATCCCATTGAAGATATGTCTCCAGCATGGATTAAAATATCTCCACCAGGAAGATCTTCAGTGATCTGCTTATGCTTAGTGTGAGTATCAGATATGAGTGTAATCTTGTATTTCATAACCTATTTTTTATCGATGTTGGTGTGTAATTGCGTATAAAGATCCCACCATGAAGACACCTATGCCAGTATATAAGAATGTCCTACCTCTAATCTTTTCTATCTTTAGGGAAGTTTGCAGACTTGATACCATCTTTTGATAATCATCTTCTTTAGATTTGTATAAGGTAATCTGCTGCTTATATATTGAGATATTATCCTCATTTGTCTTAATCACGGTATCTTGCATCCTGCACTTGCTCTCAGTCATCTTTAGGACATTCTCAGTAATTTGTAATGCTGACTTAGTACTATCATAAGATATAAGATCTAGCGCAATCTGCCTACCTACCGCATGTGATAGTGTCAGCTTTGAGGTATCCGTACCTGTTTGTGAAAAAGCTGTCAAGCTGAGTAGGAGTGTAGTGAGCAACGTGAGTGCGTATTTCATCATATTTATGTTTTATGTAAATGTATTTTGTCTTTTCTGTCTCTATTGCTCTATCAACATAGACTATGCTGTCCTTATATACTGTAATAACGCTATCCTTTTTCAGATGTATAGAATCCAATCTAATTATTTCTGCTGTAAGACTGTCTATAGAATGACGTTCTTTTATTATATTAATAGTATTGTCCTGGAATGTAGAATATCCCAGGTACAATAAGCCTATTAATATGACAGCAAAAATTACCTTTGCTATGTTTTTCATTTATTTGTGTTTAGCAGAGTCTATATGTTTTGTAGAATCTGTTGCTATTACAGAATGAATCATTATAGCTGTACTATCAATGTGATTCTTTGATGAATCTGCCTTGCTCATTGGAGCATTTGATACATTACTACATGATGATAATACTAGAACCGCGATTGCGCAAAGCGCTGTGAAATTTTTCATTTCGTTTTTATTTTTTATTTGGTTAGTACTCCCAACGAGATTCGAACTCGTGTAAACAGGTCGAAAACCCGTTATCCTAACCGCTAGATGATGGGAGCAGTGTCTTATGCGAGATAATATCCCGTAAAGCTCGGTTCTAATGCCCGTGCGAGGTTTTTTGCCTCTGATTCAATGACAGCTCCGGCTTTTGTATAGCCCTGCCATGCTGCTGAGGGGGTTATTGCCCTTAGAACAATCTTATCAGGGTTACCTTCTTCTTTTCTGAAAATTACGATCTTTCTCATATTTTTTAATTTAAAACCTTTTAATTCAGTTGCGCCAGTGGGATTCGAACCCACGACCCTCGGGTTATGAGCCCGATAAGCTAACCACTGCTCTACAGCGTAATATAATTTTTTAAAAATGATCGTAGGTTGTCAACATCTTTCTTGTTGTCATCAGCCCCTTTTTCGCCGATCATTTTATTTGATTACTATATTATAAAAGTACTAAAACTTCTCTAACTTTTACAATCTTTGTTTTGTGTAATCAGATATTTTATTTCTGACCTTGGCATATCTATATTTTATTATAAATATGCGTAAGGTACAGAAAAGTGACCCGGTGGAGCATGAGGGATTCGAACCCTCGTCCAAACAATGTTATCAATTAGACTCATTCACAAGCTTATTCTCGTTTTCTAACTAGACAAAATATTGGTTCCTCTTCTTGTACGATTGTTACCAA